TGCGGTTTATCATCCTGAATGTATGGTGATTGGTTCAGATTGGATGGGTAAAGAAGTTATTGGCGGAGAATACGCTAAAGAATTAATTTATTTTAATCGAGTAGGAGATTATTCCACTTCAAATATTTTAAGTAAATAAAATGCACTACGTTTTTGATATTGATGGTACAATTTGCACTATGCCTAATAGTGAAAGTACATACGAAGAAGCTGAGCCAATAATAGATAGGATTGAAAAAATTAATGCTCTATTTGATACAGGCAACAGAATTATATTTCATACAGCCAGAGGAATGAGAACTTTTAAAAATGATGGAAAAAAAGCTCATAACAAGTATTATTCATTAACATATGACCAATTGAACAATTGGGGCGTAAAATTCCATAAATTAATAATGGGAAAGCCATCAGGAGATTTATATGTTGATGATAAAGGAGTAAAAGATGAAGAATTTTTCAGAAATTAAGTTTGTACCCAAAGGCTGGGGTTATGAAAAATGGATAGTAAATAAAGAGGAGTATTGTGGAAAAATACTTTTTTTTGCAAAAGGTAAAAAATGTTCTTGGCATTACCATAAACTCAAAGATGAGGTTTTTTATATTCGAAAAGGAAAACTTTTGGTTAAATATGGGCATGATGAAGACTTAAGTAAAGCTGAAGAGGTAGTTTTAGATGAAGGAGATAATTTTTATGTTAAAACTGGACTTAACCATCAAATGTTTGGTTTAGAAGATACAGAAATGTTTGAGTTTTCGACTCAACACTTTGATAGTGATAGTTATAGATTAGAAAAAGGAGATTGATGAAAAAAATAATTGTAACGGGAGTGACAGGCCAAGATGGTAGCAATATGGTTGACTATCTTTTAGAAAATACTACTCATACAATAATCGGGGGCGCTAGAAGATTAAGTGTTAAAAACCATGATAACATTCTACATCTACTAGACAACCCAAGATTTTTTCTAATTGATTTAGATGTTACTGATCCTCAAAATGTAGATCAAGTTATAGCAGAACATAAGCCTTACTATTTTATAAATTTTGCAGCAAATTCATTTGTAGGTACAAGTTGGAAAATGCCTACTCAACACATGGAAACAAATGCTTTGGCCGTTTTACATCAGCTTGAAGCTATAAAAAGGCATTGTCCACAATGTAGATACTATAATGCTGGATCGTCTGAGGAATTTGGGGACGTTGTAACAGAGCCACAGAATGAAGAGCATCCACTTAGACCAAGAAGCCCATATGGAGCTTCAAAATGCTCTGCTAGACACTTAGTAAAAGTATATAGAGACTCTTACGGTTTGTATGCGGTTCAGGGGTGGTTATTTAATCATGAAGGGGTTCGAAGAGGCTCAGAATTTGTGACAAGAAAAATTACTCAAAATGTTGCACGAATTAGCAATGACTATGCTAATAAAAAAACTTTTGAACCATTAAGACTTGGCAATGTAGATTCTAAAAGAGATTGGAGTGATTCAGAAGATTTTATGGATGGAATATGGAGGATGTTAAACCAAGAGCAGTATCTTATAAAGATCACAAGAAAAACTCCTGATGATTATGTACTATCTTCTGATGAAACACATACAATTAGAGAGTTTGTGGAAGAGGCATTTAATTCAGCGGGATTTCATAGATCAATATGCAGGTGGGAAGGCACAGGAGAAGACGCTAAATATTTTCATGGAGATGATTTATTAATGGAGGTCGATAAACAATTTTACAGACCAGCAGAAGTTGATTTGCTATGGGGTGATTCTAGTAGGGCTAGAGATGAACTTGGTTGGAAGCCTAAAACTAGTTTTTCAGCTTTAGTAAAGAAAATGGTTGATAACGACTTAGAATTGGTACAGAGTTCTTAGTGCTTTTAAATAAAAGACAAATTATCTTTCGATTAATTGAAGTACCAGATAAAGGTAGAAGACCTTTTTTTGCTAGAGAGATGAAAATGTTAAATGATTTGTGTGATAGATACTCACAGGAGTTTATGTCTATTGTAACTTTTGAAAATAAATTTGACTCTCTTGCTTACTTAGTCAGTGATAAGTTAAAAGCAACTCTAGATAAAAAATTCAGGGCATTTAATTTTAGAGTAGACTTTTCTAAATACCCAAGTTATAATATAGGTGATAAAGTAGGAGAGGATCGGGAAATAAAATATAAAGCGAAAACAATAAAGGATTTTTTAAATGAGTGAAAGAGAACCAGAAGATATATTAAATAGTTTTTTAAAAGCCAATAAAGACGATCATTATAATTTTGAAGAAGAAGAAAACTATAAAGTTTCAAGCGGTTCTTTACAATTCGATCTACAACTCGGAGGAGGCTTTGGTCCTGGGTTGCATAGGTTTACAGGAATGAACGAAGGAGGTAAAACTTCAGAAGCTTTACAGGTAATGAAGAACTTTTTAGAAACCATACCTAACTCAAGAGGTTTTTATATTAAAGCAGAGGGTAGGCTCTCTCCAGAAATGAAAAAACGATCTGGAGTAGAATTTGTAAGCTCCCACGATGAATGGGAAGATGGTAAATGTTTTGTTTTTGAAAGCAATATCTATGAGTCTGTGGCCGAGATAATTAGTCAGTTAGTAGACAACAATGAGAAAAAAACTAAATTTTGTTTTGTTCTGGATTCAGTTGATGGTTTAATCCTCAAAAACGACATGGCTAAAAATTATGACGATTCTTCCAAAGTAGCTGGAGGAGCTGTCGTTGCTGCGACATTTATGAAAAAAATGTCTATAAAATTAGCTAAAAGAGGACATATGGCCATTTTTATCTCTCAGGTTAGGGCAGATATAAAACTTGATCCGTACAGCAAGGCTCCTGTTAGGCAAACTACAGCAACAGGAGGTAATGCGTTACTTCACTTTGCTAACTGGATTGTAGAATATGAACCGCGATTTGCTGGAGATCAAATTTTGCAAGATGCTACGAAAAAACCTGATGCTAAGACTAATCCAATAATTGGAGTTCGCTCTAAATTAATCATAAAAAAATCTCCAAACGAAAAAACCAATACGAAGATAAGTTATCCTATCCGCTATGGCAGGACAGGGGGTACTTCTATTTGGATAGAAAAAGAGATAGTGGATTTATTAGAAGCTTATTCTTACATTAAAAAAAGCGGTGCTTGGATTAGTGCTACAGAAGACTTTAATGAGTTGCTTGCAGAAACTCCTTTTGATTTTCCTGATAAAATTCAGGGCATGAATAATTTATTTAAATATATAGAAACTAACCCTGAATTAACTAAGTACCTTTTTGAGTTCTTCAAAAAAGACATACAAGAACTTTCTCTTGAATAGGTTTGATGAAATTTATTGATTCATACGGTAGAGAAAGAAATCTAAAAAATGCAAAAAAATATTTAATTCACTGGGACAAACCAAGTCGCAGTAAATTTCAAACAAGAGTAAAAGATTTTTTGCGTTCTTATTGGCAACATGATGTTGTCTTTGAGGAATTTAGGGTGGTGGGTACTAGGCTTACCTTAGATTTTTATAATGCTAATAAAAAAATAGCAGTAGAAGTACAAGGGGCGCAACATACTAAGTATGTTAAATTTTTTCACAAAAACAAATTTAAGTATTCAGATCAATTAAAAAGAGATGAAAAAAAATTTCAGTTTTGTGAAGCTAACAAAATAAAACTTGCGGAAGTTTATCCTCAAGATAAAATAACAGCATCCTTATTTGACGATCAACAAATATATTTATGAATGAAAAAAGCGAAGAAGATCCAGAATTTTCAATACCGTCAGAAATGGTGGATAAGCTTTATGAGCTTTCAGGAGGCGTAGATAAATACAAAGGAATAATTATGGCAGTTTCCTCTGAAAATGGGCGGCCTTTAATTTATCAAAGGTTTGATTGTGGTATGACTGAATTAGGTTTAGTTAAAGCCTTAGAAGATTATTTTACACGATCTAAGTCTACTGTTTCAAAAGAAGATGATGAAGAAGAATCCCAATGATATATTCTTACGAGCTTGAAAAACAATTGTTAGCGGGTCTTCTTAAAGATCCTGAGTCTTTAACAGAGATATCTAACTTTATAAGTACTTCAGATTTTTATTCTGAATCTACTTCTTTAAATTCTACAATTTTTAGGATCATAGAGCAAGCTATCACGGCTAATGATGAGATAGATGAAATAATCATTGCTCAAAGAGTTAATGAAATAGGCTTATCTTTTGAAGATAATGTAAACCCTTCTGATTATATAAAATCTTTAGCTTTGAGAAAAGTACCTGCTGGAAATATTCTTAAAACTGCAAAAGAACTAAAAAAATATTCTATAAGGAGAGAAATACTTGAATCTTCGAATGCGATTTCTAAGAGGATGAAGGCTATGTCTGCCGAGTCTTCATATCAAGATATAATAGAAGCCGCAGATTCTATTTATAATTCTAGAATTAACTTATATGAAATAGGCAACGATTCTCCATCAAATATCTATGAGGATATGGAGGAGCTTATCGAAGAAAGAGGCAATAATCCCTTAACTGAGTTTGGGATGATGGGGCCACACCCAAAAGTAAATCAAATATATGGGTCTCTTTTAAGACCTGGAAACATTACTGTTATTGTAGCAAGGTCTGGTGTTGGTAAAACTCAATTTTGCATGGATTACTCTACCAAAGTGAGTATGGAGTATGATGTCCCAGTTTTACATTTCGATAATGGTGAAATGAGCAAAGAGGAATTAACGATGCGGCAATGCGCTTCTTTAAGTGGGGTTTCTATGCATTTATTAGAAAGCGGTAAATGGAGGAGGGCTGGAGATCGAGTAGTGCAAAAAGTTAGAAATATTTGGCCTAAGATAAAAGATTTAAAATTTTATTATTATAATGTTGGAGGAATGGATGTCGATTCCATGGTGAGTACATTGAAAAGATTTTATTACGCTAAGGTAGGAAGAGGCAATAAAATGGTCTTTTCTTTTGATTATATTAAAACCACTTCGGAAAGAATGAATAATAAATCAGAATGGCAAATTGTGGGAGAAATGGTCGATAAATTTAAGAAGTGTGTTCAAAAAGAAATATTACACGAAGGTGAGCCAATTATTCCTATGATAACCTCTGTTCAATCTAATAGGTATGGCATAACAAACAATCGAAACGCTCAAAACATTGTTGATGACGAATCTATTGTATCTCTTTCTGATCGGATAACTCAGTTTTGTTCACATATGTTTATTCTTAGAAATAAAACTGCTGATGAAATAGAATCTGAAGGCGAAAGATTTGGTACACACAAACTTATAAATGTAAAAGCTCGTCATCTGGGTAGTGATATTGCAGGAGCGGTAGAACCAGTAAGAATAGATGATGCTTTGAGAAAAAATTCAATTAATTTAAATTTTAATAATTTTAATATTACTGAAAGAGGAGATTTAAGAGATATAGCTAATATGCTCAATGGAGAGCATGAATTAGACACAGAAGGCGTTCAAGATGAAATACCAGACTTCAACCAATTCTGAGGATTTTCAACAAATTCTCGAGAGTATGGGGTATAAACTCATAGACTGCGGAGATCATTGGAGAACTCAAGCTTTATATAGAAGTGGAGATAATCAAACAGCTCTTAAAATATACAAAAATACAGGAGTCTGGATGGATTTTGTTATTGATAAAGGGTCAAAACCTTTTGAAGCTTTAGTTAGAGAAACATTAAAAGGAGATCAAGAAACTTTAAATAAATTTTTATCTAAAGTTAAAAATTCAGGTGATGCTGTAATATATAAGAAAAAAGAAACGATAGAAATGGAAAAAATTTACCCCAAAGAATCTTTAGATAAACTTTTTCCTAATTATAGTTTTTACAAAAAGAAATTGATTTCTGAGCAAACTCAAAAAAAGTTTGAAGTTGGCTTGGCGGGAGTTGGCAAAATGTATAGAAGAATGGTTTTTCCTATTTATAATGAACATAATCAAGTTATAGGTTTTTCTGGCAGGAAGGTAGATGAAGATAATCATTATCCAAAATGGAAGCATCTAGGGAAAAGAAATAATTGGGTGTACCCCGCTAATAATTGCAACACAGGTGTAAAAAAACAAATAATAGTAGAAAAAGAAGTAATTCTAGTAGAAAGTATAGGTGATGCGTTGGCTCTTTATGAACAAAATATTAAAAACGTCTTGGTCTTGTTTGGTTTGTCTGTCAATAATAATATTATCAATTTTCTTAGTAGCCAGCAAATACGCAATATCTTTATTTGTACTAACAATGACCACGGCAGTTCAAAAAATAGAGGACTTATTGCAGCGATAAAAAACTATTTAAAATTATCTTGTTATTTTGATTTAAATATATTAAGTGTAAAATTCCCTCCGAAACCATATAATGATTTTGGTGATGCTCATTTAGCAGAATATGATTTTCAACACTGGTCTAATAAAGAGGTAGATCAACAAAAGCAATTAAAATATATTTGTGATTTTATCAAAAAAAACTCCTCTTGTTTCACTAAAAAAGAAATAAAAACTTCCTTAGTGATTAGTGATGAGTAGTGAACCACAAACACCTTTATCTGCCAGCAGGATAAAAACAGCTCAATCGTGTTCTTGGCTTTATTGGTGCAAATACAAATTGCACCTTCCTGATAAAAGCAATGACGGAGCTAAGAGAGGTTCTATATGCCATTTAGTTTTTGAAGTTTTAGGGGAAAAAAGAAGAAAAAAATATTATAATAAAATTATTAAATCTCAAGATGTTTTTGCTGTACCTTCTATAAAAAAACTTATTTTAAAACATGCTGTTAAATACGAAGTTGACGATGAAGAAAATATTCAAATGATCAAAGAAATGATTTATAATGGATTAGCTTATGATTTTTTTGGTACAGATACAGGTAAGCCGACTATAGAATATTCAGAAAAAGATTTCGATATAATTAAAAATGACGGATCTATAAAATATAAAATTAGAGGTTTTATAGATAAATTGTTTTTATATAAAAAGAAAAAATATGCTCTTATAAGAGATTTTAAAACTAGTAAAGCGGTATTTAAGGGTAAAGATGCTACAGATAACCTGCAAGACTTGATGTATAGTTTGGCAGTGAAGAATTTATTTCCCGAGTACTCAACAAGAGTAAGTGAGTTTCTTTTTTTAAAGTTTGAATTAGAACAAGATGTTTCAAATTCAGGGATAATGAGAATGAAGCCTTTAGATGAAGAAGAGCTTTTAGGTTTTGAAATACAGCTTTCAGAAATACAAAAGTACCTAGATAACTTTACAGAAAAACATGCAAAGGCAAATTTTGCGGCTTACAAAGACTTTCCAAAAGATGGCTCTTTCAGCGGAAAGTTATTATGTGGGTTTGCTAAGAAAAAAGGAGAATTAAAATTAGATGGCAATCCAAAATGGTATTGTTCAATGAAGTTTGATTTTTTTTACTATCAAGTTTTTGATTCCGATAAAAATATCATAGCTTCTTATTTTGAAGAAGATTTCACTGAGGATCTTGTGCCAGATAATTGTACTTACGAAATGAAATATTATGAAGGATGCCCCGCACATTCTTGTTGACTTTTTGTAACTCTTGTTTAAATTGGTTAAATGTTACCAGTTTATAAATCTACGTTTTCTATCGGCAAAAGTATTTTGACTGTGGATAAAATTATTGAGCTGTGCAAATCAGATTCGGCTAATCATTTAGTGCTTGTTGAAGATTCTATGACGGGTTTTGTTAAAGCCCATAACTCTTGTCAAGAAGCAGGTGTACAATTAATTTTTGGGTTACGTTTAACTTGCTGTAATGATATTTCTGACGAAAACGAAGAGTCTGATCACAAAATAATTATTTTAGCTAAAAATGATAAAGGTTGTAAATTATTAAACTCTATATGTTCTTTTGCTAATTTAAAAGGTTCAGGCAAAGTCGATTTTAAGTTTTTAAATAAAATCTGGAATGATAAAAATGTAGATTTAATTATCCCTTTCTACGACTCTTTTATTCATCAAAATCAGCTATACTTAAAAAATTGTGTGCCTGATTTTAAAAACATAACGCCAACCTTTTGGTTAGAAAAAAATAACTTACCTTTTGATGGTATTATCTATAAAGCCGTTTTAGAGTACATTAAAGAGCGTTATGATTCATATTTAGTAAAAACTATTTTTTATGAAAAGAAAGAAGATGTAGAAGCTCTACAAACTTATAAAATAATATGTGGGAGAAAATTTGGGAGAAGCTCAAGTTTAAGTAAGCCTAATTTAGATCATTTTGGTAGCGATGAGTTCTGTTTCGAATCTTATATAAAAAACAAATGAAAGAAAGCCTTTTAAGATTTAATAAAAATCAACGTTATGTTGTTTTTGATACTGAAACCGAAGGATTAAATTTGGTTAAATCTAGACCTTGGCAAGTCGCTTGGTTAGTTGCACAAGGAGATAAAATAGTTTCTCGTACTGATAGATTTATTCACTGGCCTAATATAAATGTTTCTGAAGGAGCGGCAAAAATTACAGGTTTTTCAAAAAAAGAGTACGACAAGAAAAGTCGTCCTCCAAATCAAGTTTGGCAGGAATTTTCTAAAGATCTTTTGGATGAAAATACTATAGTGGTTGGACAAAATCTTTTGGGTTTTGATGTATACATGGTTGATGTATGGCGCAAGCTAATGGGACATTCTTTAAACAAACCTTTGAATCAAGATTATGTTTCTCGGATAATTGATACAAAATCTTTAGCTACCGCAATAGCTAAAAATATCCCTTTTACTTCTGGAGATTTTATAAATTGGCAGTATCGTTTGCTACATTATAGGGAAAGAGGTTTAAAAACATCACAAGGTTTTTTGTTAAAGCATTACAATATAGATCATGACCCTAAAAGACTCCATGATGCTTTGTACGATGTAGAAATGAATTTTAAGATTTTTAGAAAACAATTATTTGATTTAGAGCTATGAAAATAAGCGAATATACTTCTTATAAAACCCCATTCCCAGTGGGGGTAAAATTGCCAGAAATCAAAATAGAAAAAAAATATTACGAAGAGGTTTCTTGTAGCGACCTGGAAGGTAACTTTCAATTTTTGAGGAAGCTTTGTTTTAAAAGACTAAAAGAGCGCGGTATAGACGAGAAAGAAAATGCAAGCATTTATTATAGTAGGCTAAAAGAAGAGCTTGATATTTTTAATGATTTAGGTTTTGTAGATTATGTTCTTTTAAATTGGGACATTATTAATTTTTGTATTGAAAACGATATTCCTGTGGGTGCAGGTAGAGGAAGCGCTGCTGGTTCTTTAGTTTTATATGTTATAGGTGTTACAAATATTGACCCTATAGAATATGATTTATTCTTCGAAAGATTTGTCTCTAAAAGTAGAGCTAGAAAAATAGAACATAATGGAGAAATATTTCTTGATGGTAGTCTATTGGCTGATGTAGATAATGATATTTCTTATGATCGTCGCTCTGAGGTTATAGAGTACATTGAAAAAAAATATGAGGGGAAAACATCTAAAATTTTGACATTAAATACTCTTAGCGGGAAGCTTTGTATGAAAGAGTGCGGTAAGATTGTAGAAGAGTTGTCTGAAATGGATGTTAATCAAATTAGCGATACTATACCTAAACATTTTGGTAAGGTCGCCAGTTTAGATGTTGCGTATGAAGAAAGCGAAGCTTTTAGAAATTATGCCGATAAATATAAAAAAGCATTTTCCATAGCTAAAAAAATCGAAGGCTTGAATAAAAATACAGGAGTCCACCCTTCTGGAATCTCTATATCTTTTTATGAGCTAGATCATATCATGCCACTTCAGTTAACAAACGATGGAGCCTTAGTTTCTGGCTATGATATGAACGATGTAGCCAGCTTAAGTGTTAAATTTGACATATTAGGGCTTAGAACTTTATCTGTTGTTAATGATGTATGCAAAGAGTTAAATATAAACGTTGATGATATTGATCCGCACCATGAATCAATTTACGCAGCTTTAGCATGTCTTGAATCACCACAAGGTCTTTTCCAGATAGAAGCGGAAACTAATTACAAAGTATGTCATCTAATAAAGCCTAAAAATTTAGAACAGCTTTCCGCAGTGGTCGCTATAGCTAGACCTGGAGCTTTAGACTTTAAAGATGATTATGCGGCTTATGCTCGTACAGGTGACTTCCAGTCAGTACATGAATTTTTTGATGATATCTTGAGTTACACGGGAGGTATACCTTTGTATCAAGAGCAGCTTATGAAGATGGCTGTGAAAGTAGGCTTTAGTTTGGATGAATCTGAACAGCTAAGAAGAATAGTTGGCAAGAAAAAAATAGATCAAATGCCAGCTTGGAAAGCCAAAATCGAAGAAAAAGTAAAAGATAATAATTTAGATTCAAAAGTAGGAGATATTTTGTGGAAAGTGGCTGAAGATTCAGCTAATTATTCCTTCAATAAATCTCACTCCATTAGTTACGCTTACTTATCAGCTATAACGATTTATTTAAAGTTTAACTATCCTGAACAGTTCTTTTTAAGTTTATTAAAGTACACGAAATTTGAGCCTAATTCTCATGAAGAAATAGCAAAAATTAGCCAAGAGCTTCCCCATTTCGATATTAAGCTTTTACCTCCTGATTTAAATAAGTCAGATATTGATTTCAAAGTAGAAGGTAAAAATATTAGGTACGGTTTAAATTCAATTAAAGGTGTGTCTGATAAAGTTTTGATTTCTCTACTGGAGTTTAGAGAGGATTCTTTTAAAAATAAGTATGAAGTTTTTATCTCTGCTAAACAAGCTGGTTTAAATATTGGTGTTTTATCCGCCTTAGTACAAGCTGGCCTTTTAGATTCTTTTGTTTCTTCTAATAGATGCAGGTTGGTACTTGAGGCTCAAACTTTTAATATATTAACCGATAGAGAAAAACGTAATTTTATTACTCTTGGAGAGAAATATAATTTTGATATATTAAATTCAATTAAAGATGTCATTAAAAATGAATTAATAGGTGATGATAATAGAAAAATAATGGCTGAAAAAAGATTTCAAACATTTAAGAAAAAATATGATCCTTATAGATCTATATATGAAATGAATAAACGGCATATAAAATATGCTAATTGGTTTTTTGAAGAGAAGCTTTTAGGTTACAGCTACTCTCATACAATAAGAGATGTACATGCACATGAGAGAGATTTTCAATCAGCCCTTTCCATAAAAAAATTAGAAGAAAGAAGCCCTATTAAATTTGTAGGGTTTGTAACAGATATAATAAAAAGAACAAGTCGTAATGGCAATAAATATGCTCGTTTACAAATTCAAGACGAAAGCGGTATGGTCAATGGTTTATTCTTAGATTCAAACAGAGAGCAAAAATTTACAGATTTTTTAAATTCAGGCAAAAAACTTCCTAAAAAGGGGGACATAACAATAATTCATGGGGTAACTGGCGATGATGTTGTTTTTGTAAATAAAATTTTTCCCATTAGTGATAAAATCTATATGAAGCTATCTGAAGTTAAATAGTGTAAATAATAATGATGGGTTTAACAGATTATAATTTAACTCCAAAAGCAAAAAAAGGCATAAAAGACGCTAAAAATTTCGCAGAAGCTAACAATCACTCATTAATAAATAATTGTCATTTGGTTTATGGGTGCTTGGCTAATGTATCTGATAGCTTGTCTTTAAAGTTTAAAACTAAAAATATAAATTTAGAATTAAAAGCTTTTATAAAATTTTTTAAAGAATTCTCCAGTAATAATGAAAAACTCTTTGAAGGAGTTAAAGGTTCTGGACCTTGGCATGATGAAGTTAATGAAGCTATTTTCTTTGCTAAAGAGTTCTCAGATAACTTTGACAGTTATTTTATAGGCCCAGAACATATATTGTATGTAGTTTTGGATATGGGGGGTGACTTTATAGAATATCTGCAATTACATGGAATCGATATCTTTAAAGTTAAAGATATGATTGAAACTCATGTTTTAGAAACAAGCGTACCGCAGATAGAACAAGGAAAAAATATTTTCCAAATAGAAACTAAAAAAAATATTGATTCAGAAATTAAAACAAAATCCAGTTCTTTAGAACACTTAAGTAAATACTGTACTAATCTAAACCACCATTTTTTATCTAATCCTTCTTACAAAATATCAGGTAGAGACCTAGAAACAGACCAATTAATAGAGATTTTATCCAAAAAAAATAAAAGCAATGCTATCCTAATTGGCGATGCAGGAGTTGGTAAAACTGCGGTGGTTGAAGGGCTGGCTCAAAAAATAATAAGTCAAAATGTTCCGCATCATATGTCATTGATGCAGATATGCGCCGTAGACATAGGCGCTATGGTGGCAGGTACTAAATATAGAGGCGAGTTTGAAAAAAGATTTAAAGCTTTAATAAAAGAAGCAGAGCAAGAACCTTATATCATTTTGTTTTTTGATGAAATACACACTTTGATTGGTGCTGGTAATTCCGAAGGTGCTGTAGATGCTTCTAACATGTTGAAGCCAGCCTTGGCTAGAGGTAAAATAAAATGCATAGGGGCAACTACTCAACAAGAATATAAAAAGTTTTTTGAAAAAGATTCTGCCATAAAAAGAAGATTTGATAAAATAGCCATAGAAGAGCCTTCTAAACAACAAACTAAAGAAATTATTTTAAACACTATTTCGCATTACGAGGATTTTCACAATGTTAAGTTTAAAGAAGCTGATATAGATTTAATTTTACATCTTTGTGAAAATTATCTTAGTAACAAAAGTTTTCCAGACAAAGCTTTTGACGTTATAGATCAGGTAGGAGCTAAAACAAAAATAAAATATAAAACCTCTTCTTGTAAAATGAACAAATTGAGAGATAAATTTTCTCAAATGATGGTTCAAGCAGAAAACGAAGATTTTGACGAAGATTTATTTACAAATACCCTTAAAGAGTACATTGAAGCTTTAACTGTCAAAACTGATAAAAAAGTAAAAAAAGAGAGAATCAGAAAAAAAGATATTATCTCTGTGATAACAGAAAAAACTGGGCTTTCTAAATCTACAATTTCAAAAAATTATTCTATGTTTAGTTGTTTTGAAAAGAGAATGGCTAGCGAAATTTTTGGCCAAGAGAAAGCCTTAAAAACTGTAAATAATTTACTTTCTTGTGCAAAAGTCGGTTTAATTGATGAAAAGCAACCATTGGCTAACTTTTTATTTGTCGGTCCTACCAGCGTCGGTAAAACTTTTACTGCTAAAAAAATAGCTAAATATTTTTTAGGTAATGAGCAGCACTTTTTACAAATAAATATGAGTGAATATCAAGACAAAACAGGCTTAGCAAAACTAATAGGCGCTAATGCTGGTTATGTAGGGTATGAAGAGGGCGGCTTGTTAACAGAGTTTGTAAGGAATCATCCAAATTCAGTTATTTTATTTGATGAAATAGAAAAATGTGAGCCTAAAATACTTGATTTGCTTCTCCACATTTTAGATGAGGGGTACTGTACTGATAATCTAAATAGAACTATAGATTTTTCTAATTCTATTATAGTCATGACAAGCAATATTGGTTCTAAGCAAAAAACTAAAAGAAACGTTGGGTTTTTAGAACAAAAAGATAATGAAGATGTGATTTACCAAAAAGCTTTAAAATCTCACTTGAGGCCAGAGCTTTTGGCAAGGATTCAAGAAGTTATATACTTTAAAGAACTATCGCATAAAGATCTCGCTAAAATAATTAGTCAAGAACTTAAAATAATAAAACAAAAACTTTTAGACAAGGGAATTGAAGCGACAATAAGCAAATCTATAGTTCCTTATATTTTAAAAAACGCTTTGCAAAAAGACCTTCACGCTAGAGATATAAAAAATCTTGTAAAAGAAATAGTAAGAGTACCTTTGTCACATTTTTTGATAAAACATAAAGTTAATCAGAAAATAATTTTAAGCTCCGATAAAAAAGAAATAACATTTTCTGTTTAAATGAAACTCTCTTCTTTATTCAAACATAAAGCTTATGCTTTTGGGCAACCTAATGATACAGAACAAGACTGTTTATTTGCTAGTAAAATAATTAATAAAATTAAACCTAATTTTAAACTTAATAATATTGCATTGTCTTCAGTATGCGATAATTATGATGTTTTTCACTTAACAAATCAGAGCGATATTTTTTATAAATTAAAAATATCTTTAAGCGATCCAAAAAAAGTTTTGCAAAAAGAAGTGACGGCTATAAGAAGTTTAGGGGCTAACCATGTGCCTAAATATATTTGCAAAGGCAGTATAAAAGTGGGAGAAGATGTAGATTATTTGTTAACTCAAGCAGTACAATCAGAAAGCATAAGAATCGCAGGGAGATCAGTTTTGGCAGAAAACATAGATCAATTTTTTACAAACTATTTTTCTTTTTCTAACACTAAATCTGTAAGAGCTAAATATGTTAGCAATCTAGAAAGTTTTTGCTCTGATTTAAATCCTGAAAATCAATTACCTGAAGAATCTCTAAGTTCATTAAAAGGCTATACTGATTACAATTTGTGCAATGATTTTTTTCTGACGCTACAAAGTGAAATTAAAGATTACACTGATCAATTAAAGAATATTTTTCGACATAAATGCCATGCAAATTTAAATTTAGATTCTATATTTTACAATAATCATTTTTTTTATTTAGATTTTTTAGATAAAGTATGCATGGGTCATCCTTATTTAGATTTATGTGATTTAGTATTAGATAGTGGATTTTTAAAACAAAATGATATTCCTTTATTTGATAAGTTCTGTTCTATAGGAGATTTAGAAAATAATAGAGATTTGTACCACCATATTTTTGAGCTTCAAATAAGAAAAAAACTAGGGCAACTGCTTTTAGATTACATTAAAGAAGTTTATTTATATGATTCTTACCGATATGATAAGATAATAGAAATAGCTGATGTTTTCTCTCATCTTTATGAAAGATTTTGCATAATTCCTATCTTTAAACAAAATAGAGAGTTCATCATGAAAACCATTTGTGAGCCTATTTTTGGGGTAAAAGCATAACAAAAAGTGTAATAACAGTTATGCCACTTCCAAATCCCCGTAATAAAGAAAGCTATTCTGAATTTATGACTCGATGCGTGTTGGATCTTTCCAAAAAAGAGGAGTTTAAAGATAACAAACAACGAGCCGCCGTATGTTATAAACAATTTGAAAAAGGAGAAAGCAAAGCTTCTGTTGTTTATTATAATCCTTGGGATGAGTCGGATAAAATATTATTTTTTTCAGATTCCAATCATTGTGGAGACGATAAAAAATCTAAAGGGGCGGATGATCCAATGAAGCATTATTTCAAGACAGAAAAAGAAGCTTTAGAGGATGCTAAAAAATTAGGTTTAAAAGGTATACATTCGCATAAAATGAAAGACGGCACGGTTATGTACATGGCGGGTCCAAATCATAAGGCTTTTATGAAAAGGCATGATGAGGTACTAAAACAAAAAAAATCTGACTCAGAAAGCAGCTTGTGGGAAAACATAAGAAAAAAGAGAGAAAGAATTAAAAGTGGCTCAGGTGAGAAAATGCGAAAAAAAGGAGAAAAAGGCGCTCCTACTGCTGAACAAATAAAAAAAGCAAAAAAATAAAATATGTAGAAAAAAAGCTTTTGAGGCTTAGTATTCTACATGATTGTACAGTATTACAAACCTAATTCAAAGAACTCTGGTTGTGCAGTTAGCTTTGATATCGGTCCAAACCAAAAAAATAACGAGCCTTGTGTTTACATAAGAGCTATAAAACAATTTTCTTGGAATTCGGAGTCAAGAACAGGTTCTTTTTCTAAAAACTCTAAAGATCCCGAAAAATCGCTTTCTTTAAAATTAAATGAGGTTGAAGTAGGCGGTATTATAAATTCAATAGAAAACTATTGCGATTTTTCTGCTTTTCATGCATTTCAAGACAATAAAACCTCAATTTCATTTAAGCCTTATACTAAAAAAGATGGTAATAAAGCTTTTTCTTTTGGAATAACAAGAAATTCTGCCAATAAATTCGGTATTGGAGTAGAAATGAGTGAGGCTTATGGCTTATTAGAATTTTTAAGAATTTATTTACAAGAGTTATACTTGTACAGGATACAAAAAGCTAAAGATTACAAAGCTTCCAAAGCAGAATGAAAAAAAAGACTGTTTTAATACATTCTAATTTTTGTCGAGCATTTACTGGGTTTGGTAAAAATAAAAAAAATATTCTTCGTTATCTTTTTAATACAGATAAATATAATATTATAGAATTATCTAATGGTATTCAGTGGAACGACCCACAAAACGAATCAGTACCTTGGGTCGCTAGAGGGGCGCTACCTCCTAACAACGAGATGCAAGCTTTAAATCCTGAAGAGCAAAGGGCTGAGGGTTATGGTAATAAATTATTAGATAAAGCGATAGAAGAGTTTAAACCTGACGTTTATATCGGCATAGAAGATATTTGGGCTTTTGGAGGTTATCATAACAAACCGTGGTGGAATAAAATAAACAGCATGATATGGACGACTTTAGATAGTCTTCCTATTTTGCCTCAAGCTATTGATTTTGCTCCAAAACTTAAACATTATTATGTTTGGGCATCTTTTGCAGAAAAAGCTTTAAATGAAATGGGTTATGACCAAGTAAAAACTTTAAGAGGCTCTCTGGATACTTCACAATTTTTTAGGTTTCCTGATGAAAAGAGAAAAGCGTTAAGAGATTACCATGGAATCGGGGATGACTATATAATAGGTTTTGTTTTTAGAAATCAACTGCGTAAAAGTGTACCTAATATAATAGATGGTTTTAAAATTTTTAAACAAAAACACCCCAAAAGTAAACTTTTTTTACATACTCACTGGTCAGAGGGGTGGGATATAAATAGAATACTAGAGGAAAAAAGAATACCTTACTCCGATGTTTTAACAACATACGTATGTTCCCAATGCGGCTCTTATCATGTTAGACCTTTTAGCGGTCAAGAACAAAACTGTAATAAGTGCGGATCTCAAAAAACAGTAAATACAACAAATACATCTAAGGGCGTTACAGAAGAACAGCTTAATGAAGTTTATAATTTGATGGATGTGTATTGTCATCCTTTTACAAGCGGAGGGCAGGAAATACCTATTCAAGAAGCTAAACTCACTGAGTTAATAACACTTGTTACCAATTACTCATGCGGTGAAGATAGCTGTTCTGAAGAAAGCGCAGGGCTTCCTCTAGAATGGAGTGAGTACAGAGAACCTGGGACTCAATTTATAAAAGCTTCTACTTCCGCGCAAAGTATCAATGAAAAACTTGAAGAAGTTTATTCTATGGATAAAGAAGAGGTACTGGAAAAAGGTAAACAAGCTCGACAATGGGTTATAGACAACTTCTCTATAGAGGTAATTGGCTCCAAGTTAGAAAAAATAATAGATGAGATGCCAGAAGTTGATTATGACTTTAATTTAAAAAAATCTCCATTTAACGCAGAGTATAATCCTAAAAAGAATTATAATTCTCATGAAGAATTTTTGATAGACATATACAAAAATATTTTAAACGATGATGTGGATGAAAATTCCATGGGTGTAAAACATTGGTTAAGCAAGCTTCGTTCTGGAACCCCTGTCCAAGAAATAGTAAATCATTTTAAACAAATTGCACACAATGAGATTCAAAAAAGATCAGCACCAGAATTAGAAGATCTATTAGATAAAGACGATGAAGGTAAAAGAATTGCAATTGTAATGCCTCAAACAGAAAATGATATTTTTCTTATAAATTCTTTACTTAAAAATTTAAAGAAAATGTACAAAAATCATAACATATATTTTTTCACTAAACCTGAATATTTTTGTTTCATAGATGATAATCCGTATATTCACAAGTTATTACATTATTCTCCTGTTTTAGAAAATAATTTCCTCATGGAAGGGGCAGGGCAGCATGAAGGCTTGTTTGAAATTGCTTTCTATCCTCATAGTACTACTCAAAAAACGATTTCTTATCTCCATAATGGAGAGGATAAATTACAATTTTCCTTAAGATAAAATGCCTCATTTGATACAAGAATATGCAAAGAATTTAGGAGTTAAAATTTCCAATCCTATAGTTAAAGAACATTTTTTTCCTGTTCTTTTTGATAGGTATATAACGATCTCTGTTGACAATAATACCCCAGCAAAAAACTATAAACATTACTCAGTACTTTTATTTATATTAAAACCTTTTTTAGAAAAACATAAAATAAAAATAATACAATTAGGAGGCAGTCATAAAATAGAAGAAACTGAAACTGCTTTAAATTTACCTTTTAAACAACAAGCTTATGTTATTTCTAAATCTCTTTTACACCTTGGGTACGATGGTGTTTTAAATCATTTATCTAGTTTTAAAAAAATACCCACCATCACTTTGTTTGGGAGTACTTTTGCAAATGTTAACAAACCAAATTTTTCATCATCTTCTTCTTTAAATATAAATTTAGAACCTGAATGGGACAAAAAACCATCTTTTTCACAAGAGGGTAATGATATAAGTAAAATAAAACCTGAAGTTATAGCTCAATGTATAATTGATCTTTTGAAGTTAGAAAAATGCCAAGTAAATTTTAAAACAATTCGAATGGGTAATTTTTATGATCAAAAAATAGTAGAAGTTATTCCTACTTCTTTTGTACCTTTGAAGTTAAATCCGAATCAAGAATTATTTATTAGGGCTGATTATGGATTTGAAGAAGAGTCTTTTATCAAATATTGTAAAAACTATAAATCTTCTATTTTTCTAAACTCTTTAATTCAACCTCATCATTTAGAACGTCTTGCTCCTAATATAAATAATTTATTTATTTTTCCAAATAGGGATGAAGATACTATTCCCGATTCTTATTTCAAAACTCTTAAAAACTTAAATATAAATGTTGTTTTACTGATTAAAAATAAAAAAGATTTAAATTACTTTAAAAATCTTTATTTTGATGTTCAAGTAAGAGCTTATTTAACATCTTCTGATCGTTATGAAGGGTTTAATCCTAAAAATAAAATTTTATCAGCCAGAAGATTAATATCAAAAGGTAAAGAATATTTAAGTCCTGCTCATTGGCAAAAAAATCTTGACAATCATAATAATGTGATTGATAATAATGACTTCTTCGCCGAAATAGAAAATTTTTATATATATGAGCAAAACTAAAAAAGCGCAGCCTAAAAAAAAGTACGGTCCAGATATTTACAAAAGAAATGAACACGGTTTACTTGAAAATGTAGATTATGTTTTCAATGAGGATGGTTCTATAAATTGGCGAGCCATGATTAAACCTGAGTTTTTATATCCAAACAAAGATTGGTTTACTATTCGTAATAAGCCTGTTCCTAATTCAGTTGAGGGTTTAGATGACAAACAGCTTCTAATTATGCTTGGAGGCATTAAAGAGCTAGCTAAAATGAGGGGTTATTGCGGTGTTCAATTTAAAGTAGATAATGTTTCCGATGGGTATGTTACTGCTAAATGCACAATCCATTGGCATGAAAATTATGAAACTGTAAACTCTTATTCTACTACTTATGAAGACGTAGCGAATGCCACTCTAGACAATACAGATGCTTTCTGCGCTAAGTTTCTTGAGACAATTGCTTGTAATAGAGCTTTTGTGCGGTGTGTTCGTAATTATCTTAATATTCATATTGTGGGCGCTGATGAAATAGACAAATCTAAAGGAGCTGATAACTCTTCGACTATAGAAAGTGATTCATCTCCTGTTATAACTCCTTCTGCTCTTTTAGAGAAAATTCTAAGGGATAAGCATAGCGTTGACTCTTTTGATTCATTTAAAGAAATACTTAGAGATCTTTGGAAAAACGAAAAATATCGCAATGAAGATGCCAAAGATTGGAGTTCATTCAAAGATATATCTGCCAAAGAAGCTAGAAAACTTATTATTAGTTTAAAATCTAAATGATAAAAAGGATAACTAATCCTTCAGAGTTTAAGACTTTGATGAATGACATATTCGATCTGTTTGAACTTGAAAATGAACAAATGGGTCATGCTTTACTTAAACATAATAAAGAGTACATAATTAACGCTTTTGCTGATAAAGCTATACTAGTATGGGATTTTTTTGTCTGGGCCAATATAAATAATAACGGTAAATTTGATGGTATAATTGCTTTTTTAAATAATAAAAATGAAAAATTTGGAGAAGAAATATTTACCGAATACATTTGGCTTTCAAAAAATAGTATGGCAGGTGGTAAATTATTAGGTACAGCTATAAAATTTGCTAGAAAAAAAGAGTTTAAATATATAATAATGAATACAACAGTTAAGCACCCTAAGTCTGCAAAGATAGGTAGATTTTATGAAAAAATGGGTTTTCTGAAAGATTCAATAAGTTATATAGCAAAATTATGAACGGGAGAGTTGCCAAAAAGTTAAGAAAAATTTCACCACCTTTAGATCCATTTAGTAGAAAAGTATACCAAAGATTAAAATCACAATATAAATCATTACCACATTATGCAAAAAAAGACTTTATCGACCTCCTCACAGAAAAAACCCAAGTCGGAATGGACCGATAGGCAAGTAGGATCTTTTTGGATTCAAGAAAGAGAAGGTGATAGTAGTTATCTGCTGGGCAATGTAGAGATTGATGGTAAAAAAGTTTTAATAAGCATATTTAAAAATAAGTTTTGTGATAGTAATTCTAAATCGCCTCAGTTTGTAGCTTTTAAAAACTTCTCAAAAAACAAAGTAGAGGATCACAAATCTAAAAATTAAACAAAGAAAGATTTATAGTGGCCAAGTCTTAAATGCGCTAGCGCCTTAGGTTTTATTCCTGTTTCTTTAAAACAGTTCTGACAGAAGCTTACATCTTCAAAGCTTAAATCATTTAGTTCGAACTTTCCTCCTTTGCCATCATTACAGTCGGATATGTTTGCATAGTTTAATGGAAAATAAGGATATTTCATTTTTTCGAAGATTGACCTGTGTATTTTAGTAAATCCAAAACCACACCAATCAACATCAACTAAAGCATTCGGATTATTTTTGCCTGTTTCTTGTAACCATTTGGCAGAAGTAAAGGGCATGTGATGATTTCTTCTGAAAAAATCTTCATCCCAATTACCTATCATTGCTTGGTCTCCAAAATTAGAACAGTACCAACCCGTAACAAACTTGTGTTCATCAGGAACGTTTATAAGAGCTTCTATTTGTTCAATAGAAAACTGTATATCTGAATCAATCCAAAAAAGCCATTCGGCATCTGGAGGTCTAGTATCGACAAAACCTTTTCCTCCTGTAGCTAAATAATTTCGCGCAAAGTTTAAAAATAATCTATGGCAAGTAAGTATAGCTGAGTTGTTTTTATCGCACCAAGATTGTAATTTTAAATATTGAGGGACAATATTGCCAGTCATCCCATTAGCTATAGGTGTTAAAAATACATAATCAAGCATCTATTAAATATAATAAAAAACACTTAAAATTCAAATTAATTTTAACCAATGTACCAATAAGCTCCATCGCACCAAACAGGAACAGTGTATGAACCTCCTCCATATCCTGCGATTGTGGCTCCAAAATTACTAGACGCTGACATTTGCGAATCACTTACCATTGATCTCGCTCCTGCTGATGAACCAGCTGAGGGTAGCGAGTTAACAGTGGTTAGACTTTGAGCAATAACTCCAGAAACGTCTAACTCATGTCTTGGATTAGAATGTTTAACACCAACGAACTTTGTGCTATCTTTGATTGTAAGTGCAGTAGCACTATCTCCACCACTTTTGGCCCCATCAAGTATTCTTAAATCATTATATCCATATTGGCCAATAAACCAGTTACTACCAATTTCATAACCTTGGAAAGAGGTAGTTGTAGAATCAGTTTTAAAATAAGAACCAGCGGTTGTTGATTTAGAAACAATCAAAGAATCATTTCTTAATCTTTCAACAAGCAATCCATAAGTATTACCAGAGCCAACTATATGCATATCAGCTACACTTGAGGTTGTGCCTGTATTGTATACATTTAAATGTGCGTCAGGATCAGCTGTACCTATACCTACATCACCGTTATTATCAATAATAGTTGTTGAGTAAGTATTTGCGGCATTTTTAGTAATAAAGCGCATTTTTGTGGCAGCGCCATTTCCTACATTTGCTACAAAATCAGCATAACGAGCATACTCATTTGAACTACCACCTTCTGCATAGTAGTGATTCAATATTAAACCTGCTGGGTCTCCTCCGTGTGTATAAGTTTTTATTGCTGCACTAATACCTTCAGTGTCGGCGACAACAAATTGATTGCCAGAACCATTATTATCTTTGGAAACATCAAGAAAAGCAGCAGGACTAGCGTTTCCTATACCAACTCTTCGAGTATCCTCTTCAATGTACATCGCTATACTAGGAGAACTTGATACACCTACATCAAACTGTAAAGCAGCATCACTTCTTACTTTTCCTACAGTAGCTTGATTTCTAAAGTAAATACTTCTATCGGTACTTCCTGCACTATCTAACCTCATGCTGCCACGAAGGTCTAGTGTGGTTCCTGGATTATCTGTTCCTATTCCAACGCTACCGTCCGAATCAAGCCATATTGACCTGTTAGCAGCTACACTATTGTTTGAAGACAACCTTAAATCCGATTGTGATTTAATTACAGATGCGGTGCTTCCTGCATCAGAAGCATATATATCTAGATAAGTTGTGCCTCCTTTTTGGAATTTAATCTCTCCACCATTAGCCCCGTTTAAGTGCAATTCGGCCCAAGCAAGAGAGTCGAATTTTCCAGTACCACTGACATTTAAGTTCACATCGGGTTCAGTCATTCCTATGCCAACTCTACCCTCTTTAGTAATCCTCATGCGTTCAGATAGGTCTGATACAGTCTGATGATAAGTATAGAAACCTAAGCCAACCCACGCACCATTAGAGTGTTCGGTTACACTTGAAATTTTACCTCCTATATTATCACCACCAACAGAAGGATCATTAGAGCCAAATTGTATTTCTGAATTGATCTCGCCAACAGAAGATACAGTATTTTTACCACCCTCAACCTTTATTACGCCTTTTACGGTGTCTGCTGCTTTAACATGAAGCAACTCTTCTGGGGTAGTTATTCCTATTCCAACATTACCGTCACTAAGAAGCCTCATAACTTCATTAGTTGAAGTAGAATTTCCTGCAAACAAAGCTAAGTGGGTTGTAGAAGATGCTCCACCATCAATAGAGTACATACCTGCATATTCCTCACCGACATTACCCATGCTTAGCCCACCTATAATATTGTTATTTGTGTTGCTTCCTCCAGTAAAACTGAGTTTTGCTCCAATGGTACTAGTGGCTATAGTCTTAGTCATCGTTGTGACTGGCGCACCATCGGGTCCGACTGCTTGCGTACTTAGATGAAGAGCGCTTGTTGGGACAGCCCCTATACCAAGATGATTTGTAGATTGCTGAAGTACTAAACTATTAGAGTTACCATTAGTTAAAAATGTTAAATTGTTATTTGTGGTTGTTCTAATGCTGTTTTGATCTATACGAAGAACTTGAGATCCTGCTGCGTTTTCTACCATCAAAACACCATCACTAGAAGACCCTTTAATTCTTGCGTTTCCTACAACATGCAAACTCGCTGTGGGGTTAGTAGTATTAATGCCTACTTCTCCATCTGAACCTCTTGCGAAAATAGCAGGAGTACTACTACTAGCGCGATAGAGGTAAAAATCTGTATCTTCCTGATCAGAATTAAATTTTATTGTGTTTTGTGTTGTCTCTGTAGCCCTGAAAAAAGTAGCTCCTCCGACATTGATCATGAAGTCATCATCAACAAACTTGATGTTAGTATCTTCGTCGTTTCGATGGTAAATATATTCATCAAAAGCTACATTACCCACAACATCAAGACTATGATCTGCGCTGGGTTTAGTTGTACCTATTCCCACCTTACCACCGAAAGATGCTCCTACGTCCGTAGAAGGGGTATTTAATAATTCTTTAAGGGTTGGGGTGCTTGCCTCCATAGGCTCAAACCTTGGAGCGTACCAATATATTTTAGAAGTGCTGTTTGTGTCATAATAGTTATAAACCCGCTGCATTGTTTTAACAGGATTAGGCTCTGAACTTACTGATGCTAGATTCCCCGATGAAGTCCATCGGAAACTATTAGCGTCAATAATCTTAGTGCCATCTCTATCATAAACTCCACCTTCATCCGATGCCCCACCTACAGGAGTTCCACTTGGATGAATGTAACCAACAAACAAATACCACTTTCCTGAAACCATGTCAGGATTAGTTTGAGTCATGTTTGGACTCAAGAAATATGGGTTACTATTAAAAGCTCCGTTGCTTACATTATCAACATTTCGAGTACCTAAATACAAGTGTCCACTAGCTGGAGTATCTGTATCTTTTCTTACCCAAACAGAAGTTCTATATTGTTTTCTTCTATCAATTACAAAAGTATCTGTATTCCAGCCTCCATCAGCATCATTTCCTGAATCTTGGTTGAGATTAGCCCATAAAATTGCAGGTTCTCCAAATGGGTTGTATCCACTTACTCTTTGGTTTTCACTTACCGCTCCATTTAAATTCCAAAAAGGTAGTGATCCAGAATTTGTAGTTCCATCAAGATGCCATTCATAAGGACGTAGCAAATTGCCATCTACAGCGCCCTTATGCGGCCTAACGTTACCTCGTCTGTCAATGCCCCAAGCCCCAGTGTAATCTCCCAATACGTTATTATCATTAGCTACGTACTTAGTATCTATAGAAAATAAATCAAGATTACTTCCAAGTGCATCATATGTTAATTTTACTCCATAATCATCAGTTTCTTGCAAAAATAAACTTGCTCCATTGTCACTCGCCGAAGTATCTGTGACTTTTATTACTGGGTCACTTCCATGAACATGAAGCAAAGAACTTGGACTATTGGTTCCTATACCAACATGTCCATTACCTAAAATATCAAAAATTGCGCCATTTGAATTTTTAACTTCTAAAATTTCTCTACTACTAGAAGTAGTGGCACTTTCAAGAAGTAAAACATTTCCGTTAGCTGAAGTTGATATCGTAGCAACTGCGCCAGCGCCTTCATTCCAAGCAGAGTTAACACGTAAGGTTTGTATATTTGTAGTGCTTTTTATATGTAAAGGTGCGTCTGGATCATTTGTTCCTATACCAACATTACCGCCATCTTGCAGGAACATCCCAGTGGTGGCTCCTGCGTCCGTTGAGAATACAATGCCCTCACTAGATGCATTCGGGTTAGATAATATTCGGAGACTTTCATTTGTTGGTCCTATAATATCCCTAGTCCCTCCATCTCCTAATTTTATATTACCATCTACTTCAAGAAGCTCTGTGGGATTTGTTGTTCCTATACCTACGTTACCCGCAGGTTCTATCGTCATACGATTTTCACCTATAGTTTGGAACATCATTGTTTGTGCAGATTGGTTTGCACCAATGACACCTGTAGAATTTGAAACAAATAAATCTAATCTTTTGTTTCCACCAGAGCTAGATTCTTCCAGTCTTAAGTATGGTTCAGCAGCACGAATTTCTACTTGTTTTCCTGGGCTAACTGTTCCTATGCCTAAATGATTCCCCGCTTCTGAATTAAACCAACTAGGACCGTATGAATCAATTCTTACAGCTTCTACTGTTTGATTAAATAATGAAAATAAACCTCTATCATAATTTGTTGATGAACCTCTTGGTTGAATACGGGCTATTTTAAAATCATTAGAATGTAAAAATATATCTGCACCATCTCCACCGACATCTAAAACTCCTGATGGACTATTTGTTCCTATACCGACATTACCATCTTTAAAGACCATGTAACGGTTTGTATCTGTGCTATCTCCTATTGCTCCATAATTGCTATTACTTGAAAGAATAAGTTTTACTGCATCCCCGCAATCAAAAGTTAATCTGGGTCTATCTGTTGATATAGAATAGATTTTTATTCCATTATCTGAACCAGAAACTTCTATTGGGTTATCTGGAGCGACTACCCCTATGCCTAACCTACCCTCCATTATCAAACCCTTACTAGGGGCGCTATGATTTGTTGAATAATCTTGTCCTAGAGTTACTCCTCCCGCAGAATCAATTGTAAATTTCTTTCCACCACCCCAAATAAATTCCATACTATTGTTTTGGTACATCCAAGACGATGTATAAGTGGAGCCACCGATGTCGTTAAACATTAATTGAGGATCTTGATGATCTATAAGTATGTGGCCTCCACTTACATTTAATAATTGAGAGGGACTATTTGTTCCTATACCGACTCTATCATTTGTGCTGTCTACAAATAAAGTATTAACATCAAAGTTAACATCACCACCAACTACTAAAGCTCCTCCGTCATTAGATAGACTACCTCTGACTCTTAAGTCATGTTGGACATAAGCTCCAGCATTTGAAGAAACATAAAAATAATTATCAGTTACTTGCACAACTCCATCATTCCTAACAAAGAATGTTTGAGTTTCAGTGCTATCGATACATTGAAGTGTAAGCTCGGAGCTATCATTCGTAGTGCCTTTAATTCTAAGTTTAGCGGTAGTTGGATCATTTATTCCTATCCCGACTTTACCGTCTGATGTTATTCTCATCACTTCATGAGAACCTGCGCCACTTGTACTAAATCTTACATAATCACCTGCTATTTTTAATGGGTGTGGGGTACTGGTATCTCCATCATAGGCTAATATTCTACCCTCACCACCAACAGAGGCAGTTATCGTTATGGCATCATTGTTTGGTACATATCTAATTTTAAGAGACCCATTCAAGAGATCCATTCTACCACCTTGTGCATCAAAAACGAAAGGTTGATGTGGGTTATCTGCATCACCACCACCAAAACCTATATAACCTGTTCTGGTTATAGTCATTCTTTTAACACCACTTGTAAACACATTGAAGTTACTCATGGCTGCCCCAGCACCATTTCCTGGGTGAACATCGATGTCACGAATTACACTAGTGCCATTACTACCAATAGTGAGTTTGTTTGAGTTCGCCGTTATCATGGGTCGAGCATAATTACCACCGAAGTTACCTAAAAGTCCACGGCCTTCATCCGATAAGTATATAGCCCCATATTGGGTATCAGTACCCGCCCAAGGGTTATGAGCGCCAGTTACTTCAATATGGCTAACTTCAAGCCTTCCCGTGATGCTAGCCGTAGGATCTTGAAAAACCAGATCTCCACTAAAAAATAATTTATCTGTACCACTATTGTAAGATATATTAGCTTTTGTTACTTCCCCAGTTCTAAAATTAACTGAGTCTGAAGCTATATAAACGTTTTGTCCTGTTACTGTTGGCATTTATTTTAATTTTAATTTGTTTTAAATAGATGTTATTACATCTTTCTAATCATCGCTTTAATATTATACGATTCCCCATCTCCCTTTTCCATAGCTTGAGCTATGACTGTTCCAAATTTATGTTCTTTTATGGCTTGCCCATGACCTTGTTTGTTTGAGGTTACAATGTAATCACCGACTTCAATTGGTCCTGTTATTAAAATAGGCTCTGCTCCAAGTACTATTGGTTGTTCGAAGTCTCTCTTAGAAACACCAAAAACTAATGTGTCGTTTTCTTTCTCTGATGGTTTTAACTGGCCATCTTCGTCTAGTACTAAAATAGTTCCGTTTGGATAGAATTTAATCTTACTGCTAGAGGCGTTCTCCTCAAAGTAAGCGCCACCGATGTAGTAGGTAGATCTCGTTGTACCAATGACATCGAGTTCATAACTTGGAGTAACGGTTCCAATTCCGACTCCATTTACCCCTCCACCATAGTCTGAATCGACAATGGTCATTTTTGTGGAATCATCTATATTAAATCTAATATAATTATTCCCTACAGTATTGAAACGGTTATGAGCCATTTCCATGTAGTGAGAAGCTCCATAAGAGTTTCTTATTCCGTAGGTGTCAGAACCATTTGTTGATACATCAAGTATTCTAGCTGGAGTTGCAGTTCCTATACCTACCTTATTGGCTATAGTTGAACTACCTGCATTAACTCCTAGTAGGATGTCATAACCTGCTCCCGCTGTGTTAAATATTCTTAAATCATTGCCAGCATGGTTAAAGTTCCATGTGTTAGCGTTATCTTGGCGCATAAGCTCCAATGAGTTGTCGCTACCGTCTGCTGACTCAAATTTTGCAGTTCCACTAAATAAGTGAAGCTGTGCTTCTGGAGCGTTTGTTCCTATGCCCACATTTCCACCTGACGCAAGAACCAAAGTATCATTAGCTACTCCTGCCTCAATTTTAAGTGGGTATGTGCTTTGAGTAATATCTCTAACATAAAAATCACCACCTAATCCAAATACACTAAACTCTTGGTTGCTAGAATCTGTCTCCCTTAAAACTAAACTCGGAGCGGCTGTAGCCATCCTAATTGAACCGCCAACATCAAGAGCGTAAGTTGAAGATGGGCTACTTTGGTTTATACCAACAGTGCCAATAGAAGCGTCTACAAAAATAGCAGTTGAACCGCTGCTCTTAACTCTAAAATCAATATTTTCTCCACTTGTATTAAAAGTTGCCTCTGTATTTGTAAGATTAAGAAGACTATTGGCGTTGTTATAAAATTCATAACCAGCACTTGTACTGTCACTTGTGAATTTGTGATTAACTCCTGCTGTAGCAGGTATAATATCAAAATGTCTAGTTGAGCCTCCTGCTTCTTCGAAACGAATTGCTGTTCCTTTTACATGAAGTTTTGTATCAGGAGAGGCTGTTCCTATTCCGACTCCAGCGGAAGTAATCGCCATTTGATCACTACCACCTACTCTGAAGTAATGATTTGATACAGTGTGAGTAAAAGGAGCTATATTTCTTCCATAATAAGCACTTGTTCCATTCCAGAATATTAATTGAGTGCCTGTTGTGCCACCGCCCTCTCCTATTAGAGCATTATTTGATCCTATTCTTATACCGTGATTAACTGCTCCATCTACATCTAATAAGGTTTGAGGGCTAGCTATTCCTATACCAACCTTCGTATCAGAATCAGGCATCAATACATGATATGACAGACCGTTCACTCTAAAGAGGTCATCTCCGTTGTTGGCTTCTACTTTTAAAAGATCGAAATCCCCAGCTTGTCCACCGCCTCCAATCGTAACTAAATCTCTTGTTAAAGTTCCACCAGTTACTATATTTAAAGATCCACTAACGCTAAGTGTAGACGTTGGATTAGTTGTTCCTATTCCAACCTTACCATCATCTTTTATCGTCATCCTAGCAGCCGCAGTTGCAGATGTTGGAACGTGGGTTGTTAAAAACGTTAAATCAGAAGAGCCATCATTTAATGAACTTCTTTGACCCCTTACTATTGCGTTATAAGCATCTAAAGCTCCTGCACTAGCAGAAGTGTTAAATATCACCTCTCCTCCACCGCCCACATTATTACTTCCATCTACATCTAGATAAAGTTGAGTAGTGGGTGATGACGACATAGTGGTCGCCACTGTAAGCTTTCCTAGTGGAGCATATGTTCCTACACCAACATTTGTTTCAGATATATCTACATGGAAAGTATTATTTGTTTCTGAAGGCCCGACAAAGAAATCCTTAGACGCATTGAATCCTCCTTGAGTGCTGTTTTGATGTCTAAATTGAATAAGCCTAGAAGAGCCACAATTGATATGAACATTTCCATTACTGTGCTGTCTAATTGCATAAGAATCATCTGCCACATTCTCATGTCCGAAAGCAGCATAATCAGAAGAATTAAAATTACTTATTTTAGCATTTTCAAAAAGACCTGTAGCGCCAGAGATAGTTCCAAGGGTTTGTAGCTTTGTCGAAGGATCTTCTAACCCTATTCCAACATTGCCACCCACTTCCCATGTCATTACGTTAGAGGCGTTAACCTCATCTCTTATTGCAAAAGTGGTGTCGTTTGAATTATTCCATAATCTCCATTTGGTGGCTCCATTTGTTTGGAATGATAAATTAGCATCATAACTTGTGCTGTGCCTATCTATAACTACGGATGCATGACCATCAGTTGAATCAACAGTAAAGGACTTTGAGCCAGCCCCTTGTATTTCCATGTTGTTGGTTGTAGTAGATCCATTATCAGTAACATCTTGCAATGTAAGCGCTGCTGCTGCGTCTCCTGAAAGGAGATAAGGAGTTCCATCGTTTGTTATGCGATTGCCCGCACCTGTTCCATAGAAATTTCCCGCTCCCGTAACATCACCAACACCATCTACTTTAAATAAATCAGCGCCAGCAGTATTTTCGATCAAAAGACCATAATCTACACTATTTGTACCCGCTCTAATTCTTACTCCGTAACTCTGACCACCATCGGTATGACCGTTAAATCTTGCAGCATGATAATTAGTGTTAGCTTGAACCATTAGCTTATCAGCAGTATCAGTAGGCGATCCAAGGAAAAGATCACCACCCGCATCAAGCTTCATATGGTCACTATTTCCTGCCCTGAATTTTAAGTCATTTGTGGTAGCTCCAACACCTACGTCTACAGTAGTGTTTTGGTCTTCTAATAATAAGTAGCAATTAGTTCCAGCGGTTCTTTGTATTAAAGCTGGCTTGTAATTAGTTGCTGCTACATGGAAGGGTTGTTCAGGATCATCTGTTCCTATACCAAGAAGCCCTCCAGTGGTAAGACGCATCTGCTCATGCTTATTTATATCATGCTCAGTGCTAGACGCACTACCCGTGACATGAGTATGAAAGGTTATTCCTTTATTGTAATTTAAAGCAATAAAGTTACCATCATCACTTCTTGTTTTTCTGTATGTATTGTTCGAGTTTCCTGCATATACAGCATTACCTACAATTGTCGATGCTCCACCATTTGTTTCACTAAATGAGGCATATTCTATTGATGCTCCACCTGTATATCCTCTGCCTCCTAATCGGGTTGTGCCAAAAACATGAAGAGTTTCACTTGGAGAATCTGTACCTATTCCAACGTTACCAGCATTTGTAATAGCCACTGAAGTAGCAGCAGAACTATTTTTTATGTATTGAGCAGCAGAGCTACTAGCTATCCATTGATTTGTGTAAAGGGCTGTCCCTACAATTAAATTAGTGCTTACTGCTGCATCTCCAACAACATCAAGCTTTCTAGCAGGAGTATTTGATCCAATACCAACTCTGCCTCCCTCAGACATATCAATGAGCATGGCTGTGATGTTCGCACCACCGTCAACGCCTTTAAACTCTAAATTAGCATCACTGACAGATGATTTAATAACAAAGTTTGAGCTGCTGATGTCCTTGGTTAATTGTCCTATCTGGGTGCTGCCATCCTTAATAAAGAAACCTGCACCTGTAATAGAGGTCGTTGTAGTGTTACCATTGTCACAAACGTCTTGCAGTGTGTTCGTCGCTCCTGCTTCGTCTCCTGAAAGGAGGTAAGGAATGTGATTGTTTGTAATTCTACCTCCATCTCCAGTACCAAAGAAACTTCCAGAACCAGAGATATCTCCAATAACTTCAAGCTTGTAGTGTGCAGGATCAGTTGATCCTATACCAACTCTACCATTACTTTCAAAAGTCATGGATTCTATGCCCTGCACTAATACTGCGAGTCTCCCAGGACTAGTAAGAGCTTTATAGCCCCAAGTAGTTCCAAGATCATGAAAGCTATAACCACGAGCAGCTTGAGTTCCTGCCAAAACTACAGAATCTTTAGCTTGTATATCACCTGCGACATCAAGTGTGTAAGCAGGAATTTCACTTCCAATACCAACTCTTCCATTACCCCTATAAAGAGTAAGCTTAGTGTAAGTGTTTTCTCTAAATTTTAGATCTCCTGCGGCTGTGTGATTTATATCCCATTTTGATGATGTGGCTCCTCTAACAAAATCAATTCTAGAAAAATCGCTTGAAGGCGAGTTCAAAGTCAAAACTGGGCTTGCTCCCGTAATATGAAATTGAGAGATAGGGCTATTTGTACCTATTCCTACATCACCCTCTTTGATAACCATATCAACAGTGCCATTCTCATCTGCACCATTTCTAGCAAATGTTATAGTATCATTAGTTCCATTGTTATCACCATCATAATTAATAAACAGAGATCCAGAAGCGTTGATCGCAGAAGTATTAGAACCCAAGAAATTAATTTGCTGTCTGCTACCACCCCTGTTAGTTATTTCAACTCCATCTGTCCCGTCCCAGAATTTGGCGATGCTATCGGTTCCATAAGCTACTGTTCCGACTTCGAATTTTGAAGTTGGACTGACTGTTCCGACACCCACTTTCCCGTAACCAGCATTTAATAACAAAGTATAAGAGGTGTTACTGCCAGTATGACGAGACTCAATATAAGAAGCGCTATTTGTTCTATCTACCCCCAACTCCAATGCCATAGCGCCATTCGCGCTATCAGTAACAATCATACCACTAGGATTAGTTCCACCTCGAAACATAGGTGCGTCTACGACTAAACGAGTTAGCGTATTGGTTGTTCCTATGCCTACGCTACCTCCAAAAGTAGTATCGCCAGCGCTTTCTGCTATAGCTATTGTAGTAGATGAAGAGCTTGTATTTATACTTAATTTATCATCGTCCCCTACCCACCTTAAGAAAGCATCATTATTAAAATATAAATGACCTCTTTTAGCGTTTGGTGTCAGTATGGAAATACCTCCATGATCAGAACTTTCTACTAGAAGTTCGTCTCCTTGTGTAGAAAATGATTGAGATGATGCTCCATTGTAAACATGCAACTCTCCCGATGGGGTAGTTGTGCTTATGCCGACTTGTTGAGTACTACCTTTGATACAGATCGCATCAGTGTTATTCGTGCCTAATGCTAAATCTCTTGCGTTTCTAGTTCTTATTTTCCAATAACCTCCATCAATAATTTGGAACTCATCGTAATCATTCGTCGGCCCCAAAGTTAGTATAGGTCTACTATTACTTCCTTCTCCCAAACGAACTTGTCCATTATTAGCATCTGTAGCAGTTGAAATAAGTTTAAAAGCATTTCCACTTATTGTAAGTTGGTTCTGTACAGTATATGTTCCTATTCCGACACCGTTTCCATCTATGACCATTCTCCTGCCTCCTCCTGCGCCAAAATCTAGTCTGTCGTTGCCCATACGATATTGTACCCATCCTCTATAAGCATCTGCTCCAGCCGTTCCTTTAGCGAAATATAAAGAAGCACTGTGAGCAGCTCCAGCAAAAACACTCATGCCTTGCGATCCTGCTCCACTTCCAACAACAAGGTTGTTACCTTCACTATTGAAATCTTGAGGATGAGTGTTTCCTATACCAACCCTATCACTGTAAAATCCAGTGACCCCAGAGATGTGCGGTCCTGTAGAAAGAATGGAGGTTGTCGTAGTATTTCCGTTATCGCAAACATCTTGCAACGTAAGCGCTGCCGCTGCGTCTCCTGAAAGGAGATACGGAACATTGTTATTTGTAATACGATTACCTACACCAGTTCCCAAGAAACTATTCGATCCCGAGACAACTCCTTCTACATGAAGTTTTACACCTGCCGCGGCAGCGGTTGCTCCTATAACAACTGGAGTATCATTTTCTCCATAAGGAGCTAATTGAAGTTCTCCTATGTTTCCTCCATAGTATGGCACGATTTGAAATTTACCTGCACTTAATCTTCTGTGATAAACTATTTCGCCAACACTTGGACCCCAGGCCATCGCCACACTTGAGTTTTGTACTGTGAGTCTCGCAGTTCCTCCAATTGTGCTAGCTGTATCTGTTCCTATGCCAACATTACCACCGTTAAAATAACTAACTCCATCAGTATTTAAGAATACTTTATTATTGCTTGATGCATCTTTTAATTCTAAATATGCGTCACTAGAGGTGGAGCCAATTAAAACCCTACCTATAGTAGTATTCGACGTAGGGCGTACCATAAACTGCCCTTGAATATCTAAATTCTTTTGTGGATCATTCGTTCCTATGCCGACTTTATTGCCAGCTATACGCATTTGTTCTGCTACAGTTCCATTACCTTCTCCCGCTGTATTCGCATGGAAAGCTAAATAGGTTTCTGTGCTGGCTGAAGGGTCAGTGTAACTTGATCTTAAAAATGCTGTATCGTATTGGGTTGTAAACCCTAATTCTCCAGTATTAGTGTTAGTAGATCCAGCATCTATTAATACATCTCCTACTACATGAAGTTTTTCATCTGGACTATCTGTTCCTATACCAACCTTACCATCTTTTGCGATATGTAATCTATTGTTAGATCCGCTAGTGTAGAAATTATATGTTCCAGGAGAAGCACTTGAACTTCCTGCATAAAATCTAAGACCGTTAATTAAACTGGTTCCTGCACTACCAAGATCTATGTAATTGCTATTAGCCGTAATAAGAGGTCTTGCATAGCTAGTAGAGAAAGCGCCAAGCAATCCTCTACCAGCAGTATCCATGAATATAGCGCCATTCTGATTATCTGTTCCAGCCCAAGAAGCTTCACCTTTGACTTGCATACTCCCGCCGACATCAAGGTTTGCATTAGGGTTATTTGATCCTATTCCAACATTACCATCATGATCGATACGCATCCTTTCAGTTGCGTCAGGATAATCGCTTCCTGTTATTTGATTTGTTTCTGAAGTGTGAAAGGTAAGCTCTGCATCATATCCTCCAGTTCTCTGGGCGAATATAGCAGATCTAGGATAACCTACTGTTGAATTTATAAACTCTATACCACAATATGAGCCATCTGAATTGTTTGGGTTATCAATCGTTACTATTCCACCTTCAGTAGTACCAGCTTTAGAGACATGTAAAGTTGTTCTAGGATTATTTGTTCCTATGCCGACACCTGATGAGGTTACTCTAACTTTGTCAGATGCCGCGACTTGAAATTGCAAGTAATCAGAGTTACCAACTATTCTTGTGTTACTACTATTCCAAGTTAAGTAATTATTATCTAATAATTTTATACCACCAGCGACATCAAGTTTTGCTGATGGGGTATTACTACCTATACCGACATCTCCATCGGTTGCGATACGCATGAACTCCGTTTCAGTAGTCCCATTATCTCCAGCGAATAAAAACCCTCCGTTAGCAGCATTAGCTCTAGAGTAGAAATATAAATAATCTCCACCTTTTTCTATTTCACTAAAAGTATTTGTTAAATCGGAATCTGTTAATCTTATAGTAGCTAC